CTATTAAATTCCCTGAGATAGTCATTAAAGTATTCGCATTTGGTATCGAAGTCTGGGTTCCCAGTGTTCCTAATACAAATATTATCCGATAGCATACACCAATCATATGCTTCAAGGCATTTTGCTTCAGGGCACCTGATGATGGATACCTGTATTTTATCTGTCATTTCACCCTCCATTATCATACTACCATAACATTTAAAATTTGTCAAGCCCTATAGCCACAATACATACAGTACCAGTCGTTTTCGTACGGGTCGAAGAACATATCCCCGGTATGACAGTGGGGACACAGAGTTCTCGTCCTGGTGTGGCTGGATTTCTCAGGCAACCCTAGCATCTGCCTGTTCTGCCGGTCAACGTCTCGCAGGAAATATTTAAGAAGTATTACTCTTGTATCCTGTTCTAGCTTGTTCATTTCATTATCTCCTTCGTTAAACTAATTAGCTCTCTAACTTCTCTGGGGTTTAACAATATAACACTGGTTTGTTTTGCCGCTTTATCAATGTAAATAAGCCCTAACCTCGTATCATCCCAAGTGGCGACCAGTTGTTCCTCGATACTGTCTATTATTACTTTCCTTTGCATTCTATCCACCCCCTTTCATTCTTTGGTATTGATTCACCCATATAATCAAAGCTAGGGCAATTCTGGCATTGGCTTGTTTCCAGCGGGTCACCACGCCTGAGCCTGTGAATGTTTATAGTACTACTGGCTCCCAAGCGGTGACCGACATCGCAGTGTATCCTGTCGCCCTTTACCTTTGCATTAAAACATTGATATAAACTTATCATTTTTCTTCCTTGAGTGCTCTTTTAATAATAGCAACTACATTTATCTCCCCCCCTCTTGCCGCCCTTGCTGCTGCTGTCTCTGCTACTGTCTCTGCTGCTGCCCATGCTGCTGCCCTTGCTGCCCAGATTGCCCGTGCTGCTGCCCTTGCTGCCCATGCTGCCGCTGTTGCCTCTGCTGCCTCTGCTGCCTCTACTGCCCCTGCTGCCCTATTTTCACCAGATAACCACTTTTTAGCCCAATTAACAAAGCCTTTCTCATGGTAAACTTCAAGAGCACAAAGAATAGCAACTCGCACTCTCTGGTTATTTGTGATTTTGGGCAACTCTACCCGTCTAAGAGTAGTGCATGTCTTGACTCCAACCTTCAACCCATCATTGGCTACAATTCTTCTAACCCTACATTCCCAGAGAATAGGGTCTTTAAAATCAGCGTGAATTGGATTAAAGAAAGCAGCCTTCAATGGGTGGTCATAAACGTGAATGGCATCTCCTGTGCAAAGTTTGTTGCCCTCCCCCGTTGCTCTATGGGTGATTCCTTCCCCCCAGGTTGTGCCGTTGTAAGTCCGATAATTACTATCTGTTAGCTTATAATATTTCATTTTAACCCCCAGTTAAGTTCCTTAATTCAATGAATATTCTATCCGATTCTTTTTAATATCGTATTCCGGCATACTCTTCCACATAGTATATTCCATAAGCTGCCTCCGTTCACTTAGTGCCTTTTCTATTTTAACCACAGAATCATCAAAGAAATCTTGATAGGCACTCATCTTAAATCCTCCAATAACTCTGGGTTCTCATAGATATTACCAATTACTTCTGATGTTATAATTTCAAAAGCATTGATTGTATCGTGAAAAGGATAGAAGCCAGCATTGTGATTCGGTCTTAGAAATTTGCCGTATTGAACAGTAATATTTTCTATGCGTGCAAGGTATCCATAATGGTAGAGTGTACAGGCTACTATATCCCCCTCATAAATCTCTTTGCCATTCTTGTCTTTGAGGCTTGTGTATTGCTGGCTAGTTTCTTGTGCTTGTTTAATAGAGGAGGATGTGCCTGTTTGGATACCATCAAACCTACCATCGGACACGAATCCCCAATAGTGCCAATGGATGAAATTCCCGTTCGTATCAAACATGGGTTGCCTAAATTTCATTTCTCTCATTTCAATCCTCCCGTTCTATTATTTCCTTTGCAAAGTCCGAGATTTCTACTGTTACCGGCGCTTCATACTCTGGTAATGTTAGCATAGTTATCCCCAGGATAGTATCACAGGCTATCCATAACCCTATACCATAGAGTATTCCTTTAACGATTAGCTTTTTCATTTTCTTAACCTCTCAACTAGATACAATATACACCATCAGTCAGCCTTTGTCAATACCCCGGACAAAATCTTTATACTTTAGCTCATCTGTTCTATTTCCCATTTACTTTGACAAACCGCTCTTTTTAGTATATAATAAAATCAGAGGAAAAGCACAAGCTCTCTTTATAATAATATAATAATAATATATCCTTCTAAAGAAGGATATATTATATAATCGTACTTAATATATATCGTACTCATTGTTTATAATCCCCCGAAGGTAGCAATTTCTCTATATCGTGGAATCTTCTTTATCTACGTACCATTACTATCTATCGAAGATACAAGCAATCCCCTTGACAAACATTTCTTTTTCGTGGTATAATATAGACGGGGTGAGAACTTAGTTAATAAACTAATGTCCGGGGAGAGAAAGCAAATTGAGGAGGGCTAGAATGCATTGGTTTGTGTGGTTTTTATTGATATCGTACTGTGCTAGTCTCGGGCTGGAAATAGCTAAAATAGGAGGGTATAAACCCAAGCCTGCCAATGGGTGGATTGGGATGGTGGTTAATAGCCTAATCATTGCCGGTATTATAATCTATCTAGCATAAGGAGGGTAACAATGGAGATTAGTTTCAGGGTTTGGAAACTCGAGGTAAACATACTAATTGTAGATTTAAATATATCTGGTGGTTATCTCGCGTCTCAAATATCCATTTCGTGGAAAAGGTAGCAAACTCACAGGCGTGGTTAGACATGGTGATTGAGTTTCACCGAGGCTAATATTGAGTATTGTGAGTTATTGAGTTTCGATGACAAAACAACTATTATGGACTAACGGAGCAAACTTTCTGGTAATGGATGATAGTATAATTAATCAGGTACCGGCGTGGTATCAGGATTATTCCCCGGTGCCCTGGGAGTTTATTTTTTCCGTTATGGGAGGGAGTTCGGCACGGGTAGAGATTTGCTTGGAGGGAGTATTCAATGCCTTTAACATCAGCAGGCGAGAAGCAGATTTGCCGGAATTGCCAGTGTAAGTTCGGCAGTGACGAGGCGGTCAGGTGTGGTACCTGTCACAGTTATATCTGTCCTAATTGTGGGGAGTGTAATTGTGCCAGGGTTAAGCCGGTGTTTAAGTTATTAAGGGAGCAGTTTGGATGGTGATATGGGCTATTATCTTATGTGTGACGATATAGAGCGTGCTGCTCTAAATCGAAATATCATCTCTAAAAAGCTCTATATCTGGGCATATCTCCAGGTGGAGGCGTGGCTTTCCGGTTATAATATTCATGATTTACCATATTGGATGTATGAGAGGGGATTGATACAACAAAACTCAAAAATCAAACTTCAGGGTAGCAAAAAAGGCGGCTTAAAGGGGGGTAAGGCTAGAGCCCAAAAATTGACATCCAAACAAAGAAGTGAATCAGCTAGAAAAGGTGGTATTGCAAGAGCTAAAAAATTAACACCTGAAAGGCGAAGTAAAATAGCTAAAAAGGCTTCACATAGCAGAAAGATTTATCTTGCTTGACCCCCTGTTTATAATATATTAGATGGAGGTGTAATGACCATTCCATAACGTCCGCCAATTCGAGATGTTAAATCGAATGTTAACCGGCGGACAGCAAAACAACCCCTTAGAGGTTTAGATATGAAACTAACACAGAAACGGATAAACTTCTGCCTTGATGTCTTTGCAGAGGTAAATCCAGGACAATCATACCTTACTCATTATAAGTGCAAATCACTAGCAGTTGCTGGTGCTTGTGCGACTAGGTTGCTAAAAAACGCTAAAATTCAAGCATATTTGCAAGAGCTTCGAGATAAGGCCGAATCCGATAAGGTCATGCCGGTTAAGGAACGCAAAGAACGCCTTTCAGAGATTGCCCGTGCAAGGCTTACAGACTATCAGGAAACTGGACTTGATTCAGGCTATATCTCTATAGGTAAAGACTCTCCTAACACAGCAGCTATAGCTCAGATAGAATCAGCTACCAAGTTCGATGAGAATGGGAATACTGGCACACTATTTACTAAGGTTAAATTACACTCGCCTATTCAGGCAATAGCAGAGCTTAATCGCATGGAACGTCTCTACACCGAAGGCACAACCGTAAATATTGATAACAGGCAACTCACGATTGAGGTTAATAGTTCTAAATCAAAAGAACTAACAGAATTGATTACACAAGGGGAAGGTGCAGATGCCTGAAGTTGGAGAGATTAAACAAGGCGGTGAAATTGGCAAAAATGCTACATTTTCTCGCTATATATGGGTAGCCTGTGCTAATTGTGGTAAAGAAAGGTGGGTTCAATATTATAGTGGGAAACCATGCTCAAATATATGTAAGCATTGTGCTGCTAAACCACCTAAATTAAGGGGTGAAAAGTCCTATCTATGGCGTGGAGGACGTCACAAAAACAGTCAGGGCTATATAGATATACTATTACAACCCGATGATTTCTTTTTCTCAATGGCGCAAAGTTCTGGATATGTTAAAGAGCACCGGCTAGTTATGGCGAAGTCTCTTGGGCGCAATCTTCACCCTTGGGAAATTGTGCACCATAAAAACCACAAGCGAGCTGATAATCGAATAGAGAACCTTCAGCTTGTTAGTGATGGGAAGCATAAGCAAATAACCGTTATAGAGGGGCGAGTTAAATACCTTGAATCTAAAGTTGCGGAACAAGACAAGTTAATTAAATTACTTCAATGGCAATTGAAAGAATATGCGAATCAAAACTACCTCAATCTATGAGCACAATGCCGAAGCATGGCTTAACCGAAAGAATGGAATCAGGAGAGCAGGTAATGAAGGTGGGACCTATTCTTCAAAGACATATTCTATCCTTCAGCTATTAATCCTGATAGCCCAACACGCTAAACGGAAGCTCAAAATATCCATCATATCTGAGTCACTTCCCCACCTAAAACGGGGTTGTATTTACGACTTCAAGAATATTCTGGATGACGCCTTTGAGGATAATAGATATAATCGCACTGAGAACTTCTATGACTTTGGGAATGGGCTAATTGAGTTCTTCGGTGCCGATGAATCTGGCAAGGTCAAGGGGCCGAGGCGTGATATTCTTTTCATCAATGAGGCGAACAACGTTCCCTGGGAAACTGCTAGAGGGTTAGACACCAGGACAGCGTTATTTACTTTTCTGGACTGGAACCCAACTCATGAGTTTTGGATACATGAGTACGAGTCTGGCGGGAAGATGATTACTGGCTGGATACATGATAAAGACTTTGTTCTTATCCATTCAACCTATCAGGATGCTATAAACGTCATCCCACAAGACAAGATTCGAGATATTGAGTCATACAAAGATAAAGACCCTAACTGGTGGAATATTTACGGTCTGGGGTTGCTGGGTAAGATTGAAGGACTGGTTTACCCCTATTTTGAACAAGTGGATTCTCTTGATGGCGATGTATTCTATGGGTTGGACTTTGGCTACTCCAACGACCCGACAGCTCTAGTCAGGTTAGCGATAAAAGGAGACTCTTTGTATTGCCAGGAACTATTATTTGAAACTGGCTTAACTAATCAGGACATAGCCAATAGGATGCTGGACTTTGGGATTAAACGAAAGTATGACGAGATATTTGCGGATAGTGCAGAGCCTAAGTCAATCGAAGAGCTTTACCGAATGGGATTTAATGTTAAACCAGCAGCTAAAGGGCAAGGCTCGGTAGAATACGGACACCAGCTAATTAGACAGTATAAACAGTTCTGGACTAAGGATTCACTAAACGGAATAAAGGAACAGAGAAACTTCAGATATATTCAGGATAAGAACGGCAAGCTCACCGATAAAACTACTCACAACTTCTCGCATTTAATGGATGCTAGACGGTATGGAGTAGTAGGTAAGTTGGCTCCAGTAGAACGGGAAGAAATAGTGGTGTTTGATAGTATGAAGGCGTTTGGGTTGGATGGGATTTAGCTTTCACCATAATGTGTCCTTTCACCATTTGGTGAAACAACAGAAAACAATGAAATTGATTAACTTAATCTCTTTCATCCATAGCTTTATACATTTGACGCTCTGATTCGGCTTCACTTTCAAGTTCCTCTATTACGGCAGTCACTTGCTTGAAGGCAGATTCTACTGGTCTGGCACAGTTTGACATTAAACCATCAGCTACAGCTTTACCTAAATAGAGATTCGCTAACTTTAGGGTTGATAGAATAATACTACGTTTCATATTTTTACCCCCATACTAATCATAAACTAAAAACTCTTATTTGTCAAGAGGAGTCATAATGGCGACACTCAAAGAATTTGACCAGATATTACAAGAGGCTACTACACAGGTTGAGGCTGCCCTCAGTTTAGAAGATTCAGGCTGGATAAACCTGTCTGCTGGTACTGATGTCATTCCTGCTGCTAGTCGCAAGGCTACAGTTCAGGAAGCTAGACTCTATGGATTGAAAGACCCATTAGCTAAACGAGCTATAGCTCTAATGACTGATTATAGTTTTGGAAGCGGGATTACTTGGAATGCCGAGAATGAAAAAGCCAATAAGGTTTTAACAGACTTCTGGTATGCGCCTTTTAATAAAGCTCTATTCTCATCTAAGGGACAGCGTAAATCTTCAGACAAACTCCTTATAGATGGTGAGGTATTCTTTGCCGTGTTTCTGGGTAAACAGACCACAATCCGCCGGATAGACCCGTTAGAGATAACCGAGTTTATTACCGACCCCGATGATTTGGAGAATGTCAGATATTACAAGCGAGAATGGACAGACACTCAGAGTAAACCCCATATAGATTACTACAGGTCATTTGCTAATATTAAAAACGTTTCTTGTTTAGATAGTTTGGGTATAAGCCAACAATCATCGCAAGAAGCGTTAGTCTATCACCTGGCTATTAACGACTTGAATCAAAGGGGTAATTCCTATCTTCTACCGGCTCTTGAATGGATTAAACTATACCGTAAATTCTTAGCCTCCCGGGTAGCGGTCATGTTAGCCCTTGCGAGGTTCGCATGGAAAGTCAAGGTCACAGGCGGAGCAACTGCCGTAGCTGGTGTCAAATCTACCTATCACGAAGAAGAAATCAAAGCAGGTTCGACAAGCATAGAGAATCAAGGGGCAGACTTGCAGCCTATCAGGACGGATTCAGGGGCTAGCCAAGCATATCAGGATGGGCGACAATTAAAACTCCAAGTCTCCGCCGG